TTCAAACTCATCGGTTGTAATTTTTCCTGCATACTTAAACTCCAGAAGCGGATCAACACGCTCAATCGGCAGATGCATCTGTTGAATGGATTCCAGACTTTTGATTTCATCTGGAGTAAGATCTGTGCGTGCTGTGAAGTTTATGTAATTAGGGATGGACATATCGAGATCACCCATAATTATTCATCTCCATTTTTCAAAAATTCATTGAATTCAGTGTAATCTTTATTATAGATTTTTATGTAATTAAACAGATTCGACATGGATTTCATTAAACCATCTTTGATCTGTTCCTTCTCCCACGATTCTTTATTCCGAACCCCATTACTATCCCATTTTATTTCGATTTCGCAACGATGTATTTATTTTTCATAAAACACATTTTATTTCAATTTCATTTATATACAGTTGGGTTAAAATATTAAGGAGGATAATCTTATGAAATTCCCATTACCATCTACAGACATAATTATTGGACGTGAACCAAAATATCCGGAGGATATAGGAAAAACATTTGGTCGATTAACAGTATTATTTGAAATTAATGTAACTGGTCAATTATTTTATGAATGCCAATGTTCTTGCGGGAATATATGTGAAGTTGCTCGAGATAACCTTAAAAGCGGAAATAGTAAAAGTTGTGGCTGTCTACGGATTGAATCAATGAAACAAAATCGGAAACCCCCAACCGTAATACACGGACAGACATGTTGTAAGAAACTCCCGAGTGGGAAAAAGAAAACATATAAGAGTAGATTATATTGTGTATGGGATGCGATGATACAACGTTGTGAAAATCCAAATTCAGCCGAATACCATAACTATGGAGGTCGAGGAATTGCAGTATGTAAAAAATGGCATACATTTAATAATTTCTTTAAATGGGCGAAAAAAAATGGTTATGATAGCAAGCTTACAATTGATCGCATAGATGTTAACGGAAACTATACGCCTAAAAATTGCAGATGGGCCACAAGGAAAGTTCAGGCTAGAAATAAAAGAAATAATAATTTTTTTATAATTAAAGGTAAAAGAATTGTTCTTAGTGATTTATGTAAAGAGATGGGAATATCTCGTGAGCAATTGATACGCAAAGCTATTTCCAGAGAATTCGAATATGAGTATTGGAGTCACGAAGGAAAATTTGTTTATGATTCTACAAAAGGGACAGTATATATTATTCGTAATTCTTGAGAAACTCATTAAATTCGCTATAATCCTTATCAAATATTCGAATGTAATTAAATAAATTGCTCATTGAACGCATTAGTTTATCTTTTTCCACAGATTTTTCATAAGTTTCTTTATTCATCAATCGCTCTGTGCTTTGTTTTATTTCAATCTCGCAGTTTATACTTCCAATGAAAAAATCCGGAATATAAAAATGATCTTTACCATCATAAGTGTATGAATATAAATGAGGGGAGGGGGACATAATATCAGAAGATTTCCATTTCAATACTTGATCCAAATATTTCAAGAAATCGAGTTCATAGGTTCCAGTATATTCGAATTCAACACCATCGCGGAATTTGTATTTACCAGAAATCTTCCGGCTTGCCAACATTTTTTTCTGTTGTTCTGGATCATCGAGAAGATTTACTTTCCCATACTTTTTCAACATACGACCGTCAACTTCTTTTTTGTATGTTTCTTTACATTCAGGATTGTTGCAAAAGCGGGAGTATTTCATTGTAACCCGGTTGAAGTCAGTAGGATTTTTACATATGATGCAAGACCCTTGCTTTTTTTTGGTTAGAAGATAGTAGAAATATCGAAACCCATCCATATCTTCTGGGAGAGATTCTTTATGCATCCGCTCATAATGTTCTCCCATAATATATTTAGAAGACTTAACTCCCTTTTTGATTCCATTTGGAACGACGGAAAAATCGCAAAATGCGCATCTGTATTTTTTAGCCATTTCGAAACCACCTTTTTAATATCCTTACGAAAAAGATACTTGCTGATTTATTAAGAAGGAGTGTTCGATAAATGAACGATTATATTGATTTGATTGAATTCAAAGATGATATCGAATCCGTTGGACTTGCTATTGCGGATATCTCTGTAAAATTATCCCGGGATAAAGATGATACATTTGATTGGATGTCATCCAATACGCGAAGAGAAATTTCGGATATGCTCTCAAAATATGCGGACTATGGACGAATGGCTGTAACTAAAGCGCGTTCACTCCCAACACCAGTTGCTGGGCAGGAAGTATTGTCGTTCCGAGATATCCAGTCATTCCTATTTCCAAAGTTTGATTATGCATCAATTGTTCTTGCAACAAACGATATCTTGAAAGCAAAGAATGAAGATTCTGACATTCGTAGAACATTGAGCTATGCATTGCAGAAATATTTCAACATTTTCAACATATCTGATATTTGGCAAATTTTTGAAATGGGGATTAAGAGTGTACATCCTGCAGAGACACTTGATGTTTCTTATTTTACATCCATTCGCGGAAATCTAATGACGGATACTTCCATTGTTGGGATTATTCTAAAGGCACTCGATGCATCCGTTCAAGCATGCAAGGATACATTGCTCGTTGAGGATATGTATACATTTACGAAACTCTCCTGCATCTTCCATGAAGGGTTTGTTGGAACAGCAATTCGTATGTATATGATGCAGAATTGGATGCTGGGCGAATACGTTCGCGGGTTTGATTCCGAGGTACCTGTTACAGAATCAACCGTAAATGATTTCTCTTCCAATTTTAGAGGACTTTCTGTATTCGCAAAGAACACGAATATGGATTGGTTGAATGGAGATTTGGATCAATTCATGACAACGTTGAAATCATTCATTGATCGTATTGGGATGCTGAATGTCGTTGAGAAAGTGAAATTATCCGATTGGCGCAAACATCCTTTTGGTTCTGCGATCGAAAAGAATATCCTCTATCAACTAATAGAGAAATACTGCAATTCAGTCGCTTCAAATAGTAATCGTCCATACATCGATCGCTGTTATATTGATCCGCTCAATCCCATGTTTATTGATGAACTGAAAGCGATTATGCAGCTGAGAACAATTTCAACGGATGGGAATACATTTATTTCTCCTGCCGATGAAATTTGTAATATTATCATGAGTGCACCCTGCGGTTCAACTGCCGACAAAATAAAAGAATTTGCATTAGATTTGTATCTATTTGCTCAGGTTCTTCCATCCGATCGCGAGATTAGAGATTATGCGATCTCGTTTGATAAAACACATATCAATCAATCCAACGCATTCGATGAAGTGCGTATGCTCGGAATTGTGCACAATACATTCCGACCAATACGAGAAGCAATTTGGAAACGGTTTGGAATGATCGAGGAACAACTCAACGATATTTATGTAGGCGAGCCGCAGCCCTATCCATACAATCTGGACATCGGAGATTTCATTACGACGGAACCACAGGAGCAGTCGTATAAGAAGATGCAGTATCCATTCGTAAATGATGTGATTACGGAATGTTATGCAATGCCATTTTACATTCAGGAATCGCTCCGGAGTGAGTATCTTGCAACAATGGATGCGTTTAAGGATTCGATTCTGTTTAAGGAAGATGGGGATCAGAATACCGATCTTAGTGATATGGAAGGAACAAACAATCAGCAAAGTTCATCTTCTACGACACAACAGAATTCTTCAAATAATAACAGCATGGTTGATGCAACGAAGAAGACGCTTTCGAATATTCTTGATAAGATCATTTCGCTAATTAAAGGAATGGCACAACGCATTGGTGATTTTATCAAGAAACAGAGTGTTGCTGCAGCAATTAAATGGGTGGAAGATCATAAAGCTGATCTCCAAATGATTAAACTTGCTGATGGGGTTACCATGCCAGAATGGGTGGTTTATCGCAATCCAATCAAATTCAATTTCACCAATCGTGCGATGATGGCAATTGCTCCAACTGATACATTTGCAAAATACCAAGAGCAACTCGTTGCTTTCTATGGTGATAAGAAAGTATATGATTGGTTTAATGGTAGTGATTCTGCAAATGCCCCACAGAAGTACAAAAATTATATCCTATACAATGATGATGGTTCGGACCCAAAGCCGCAAGTATATTCCGCAGATATGGTTGCTCAGTCTGTTCCGATTTGGGTAAATAACATTACAAGCTTGGATGATATTGTGAATCGAATTGAACAGATTTCTGGAAATCTAATCAATAGTATTTCAACAATTAAGACAAAGCTTTCCGGTGAGAAGGATATGAGTAAAATCAACGAGTATCAGAATATGCTCAACGCTGCAAATAAAGCAGTTACTGCCGTTGTGATTCCAACCGGACCAATTATCATCGATGCAATCATGAATCAATATCAATACATCCAATTCGTATACAACAACCGCGCCGGTGCAAACCAACCAAAATAAAAGTTAAATAATAAGGAGGGGAACATTCCCCTCCTTATTTATAAATTATGATGATATCGATTTTCACATTTCAATTAAGCCTTCTACGACTTTATAATGAAATTGTTAGAGGAAGTGATAGCGTGGAAATCATTAAACAAAAAACTCGTTTAATATTTGATCAATATAGTGATAGTGAAAGAACATACATTGAAAATTTATCTTCTACAATGGATAATGTATTTATCTATTTAAATGAAGAAAAACGTCGTATTTGTTTACCAACAGGAATGGAAAAGTCTATTGGTAAATTATTTCCGAAACACAAACTGATTGACGAGTCCAATGAATATTGGAATTATGATCGAATCCCAGTCATTGAACATTCCATGAAACCAAGGAATCGGTTGCAAGAAGATTTCATCAATTATGCATTAGATAAAATCTCAAAGAAGATGAAAATTGGTGGCATCCTTTCACCTGGAACGGGAAAACTAGAGCCAATTAGTAGGAAGATACCTGCACCAAATTCACAAGGATTCATCCGAATGGGTGATATTCGTGTCGGGGATCGGATCTTCGGTTCCAATGGTAAAATTATCAATGTTACTGGGGTTTTTCCACAAGGAGTTCAGGACATATATAAGATCACATTTAATGATGGAAGATATGCTCTTTGTGGTCTAGATCATTTATGGACAGTGACTACTGCATGGCCATCTAAGCCGAGGACGATCCGGACGCGAGATATGTTAGAAGATTACCGTTCATTCGTTCCTCATATTGCACGAGATAATATTCGGACTGGATCTAAGAGAGAACCATATCTGTACAAATACCGAGTACAGCTCTTATCATCACCAGTAGAATATCTGCATCGAGATGTTCCCATTCATCCATATGTATTAGGGGCATTCATTGGAAATGGATGTTGTACATTAGGTCCATTATCTTTATCATCGGGTGACAGTTTCGTTCCTAGTAAAGTAGCAAAGCTTTGTGGATTTACTACAAGGAAACGGGAAGATTGTTATACCTATGAATTTTTTAAAGATGGAAAAAAGGTCCGTACGAAAGATTTCTTTAAAAACGTTCCAGAAATGATCAATTGTTATTCTCGCGATAAAAAAATCCCAGAAGTATATTGCTATAACGATCCAATGATTCGATTGGAACTATTAAGAGGATTGATGGATACGGATGGGTCTATATGCAATCATGATGGAATTCGATATAATGTTTCATATTCATCGTGTTCAAAAAAATTACTGGAGCAGATCCAGGAAATCATTCGTGGCTTCGGGTATTCATCAACAATAGGTTCTCCAGATAAGAGGGAAGAAAAATATATAGAAGGATTTCATGCTTCAGTGAGTATTCGAGTTCCTCAAAAATTTAAACAGGAAATTTTTACTCACCCAAAGAAACTTTCTATTGCAAGGAATGCTGCATTGGTTAAGGATTTCCAGCAACCATTTAAATATCTTATTATCAAAGATATTAAGCTGGTAAAACGTGAAGAAGCTCAATGCATATCTGTCGATGCTCCAGATCAATTGTATCTTACGGAACAATTCATTGTTACGCATAATACGTTCATGGCGTGTTATTGCGCAATCGCTGCGAGATTAAAAACATTGATTATCGCTCCAACGTCGTCAATTCGACAACAGTGGGCTGATACCCTGACTGGAATGTTCAAAGTTGATCCATCTAAAGTATTGATTGCTCGACGTCCAGAAGATTTTATCCATAATGCTCAAGATGCATGGTTTGTTATCACCATTCATCCAACACTGGCATCATTAAATAATCGCTATGATATGGAAGAAGTTCTTCAAAATTGTAGATTTGGATTTAAGGTAATTGATGAAGTTCAGATGTGGTTTCAGAATATTATCAATATCGATGGGTGTTGTAATATTCCGAATAACTTATATCTTACCGGGACATTTGGTCGTTCTGGTGAAGCAGAAAATAATCTCTATCAAGAAATGTTTGGCGATATTAATATTTTCCGCGAACAGGAAAAGAAACCGACATTCTGGAATCGTAAACCCGGAAACATTTATGGAATGAAGCCGCATACGATATGTAAAATGTTTTGGGGGCATTCTCATCTCACCAAAGAAGAATTACAAAAGGTTACAAATAAATGGAGATATTCAGAGCGATCCGATAAATGGACACGCATTGGTATTGGAATTGCAACCTACTCCAAACTTATCTTTCCTGAAGATGGAACGGTTACTCCATTTATGAAGCAACTTATCAAGGTGATTCGAAGAGCATTCAAAGAATGTGATTATGGAAAAACATTGATTCTGATGCCAAGCATTGCGTCTGCAGAAATGTTCAAATCGATCATGAAAGAAATGTATCCCGACTTAACAGTTGGAACAATTCATTCATATAATTCATTTGCGGAAAATGAGAATAACAAAAAGACTTGTGATTGCCTTGTTTCGACGCCGCAGTCTGCTGGAACTGGATTTGATTATAAAGATCTCTCCCGGTTGATTGTTGCGGCACAGTATAGTTCATGGATTTTGACATCACAGATCCGAGGACGCTGTCGCGTTCGGGATGATGGGCGACCAACTTATATGTATGACATGGTCGATGCAGATATTCCTCAGCTGCGAAGATGGGCAAATAAGCGAGCCGCGATTTTACGAAAAGAATGTTTGGAATTTAAGGTCATCGATATCGATGTATGAAAGGTGGATATCAATGGATACAAATGATAATATCCTATCCGTGGATATTGATAAAGATGAAAGGGATCCAGAATCATCGAGTTTAATGATTCAGGGAATCCCTCCTGTACTTCAGGATTACATCTATGATGCGATTGAAAATATTCGAAAAGAATTCAATCGACTGAAGAGTATGAATAAGTATGTTGCAATTGGAAGTCAGTTTACATTATTCACGGAAGGATTTGTATACGATGATGCAACATGTAAGATTTGTATAGGAACATGTGATACATCAGATGCGTCGTTCGATGATACAATTACATTTCTAAATGAACTGGTTGCACATACGGATATTTGCCTCAAAGATAGGGGAATGTATCTTTGCTTTCCTGCAGATAATCTTCCGAAGAATAAGATTAACCTCTATCTATCATTAGAGAGTTTCAAAACTTCGATCATGGGATGGAACTATACTAAGAATCTTCCAGTAACAGAAGCCTCATCATCAACCGTTCCTCCTACAAATAAGAATGCTCTGAAAAATCTAATAGAGATCGCAAATGGTATTGTTGAAAAATCCAATGAAATCAAAGATGCTCAGATGAGAGAATTTTCTGAAATCATCAGCAAGGATCTTTTACAGAAATGGGCTCCTGGATTTCAAAAGGTTAAATTTGAATTAACGAATGATAAAGAAAATATGGTTTCTTATATGATTCCAAAATTGGATCAAACATTTATTTCTCGTTTTGTTGAAGGAACGGAACAGATCAAAGGATTTCTTCATAAGGATCCATCGATTAAGATTCGTATTTCAAAATCAATCTTTGAAGATGCAAAATCTCCTGAGGATATTGTACGATTCCTCAAACGAACGGTGCAATATTATGATAAGGGAGCATCGACGATTACAAACAAATTGATGTATCGAGCAACACGAATTCCACCGAATATGAAAAAATTCATTCGGGAAAACCAATCGTTCTATAAAATTTTTGCAACACCAATGGAGTCGGTGTTCAACATTAAGAATGTGAAACTCAATGATCCATCCACATTAACGATTTCATCTGATGTTATTAAAAGCATCAATAACTTTTTTCAATCGATTGCAAAACGATACATCAATCCTCTAAAGGATAAAGATAAAATTTTGAATGATGTGAAATCATTGATTGGACTCAATAAGAAGGATGAAAAATCATTCAACGAATCCATTGAGAATTTTGTCAATGGGTCCTACAATGAGTCGATGGAATTACTTCATTTAGAATATGCACGAAAGCAATGGGATCTTGAAGTTTGTAATGATCGTGACCGATATTGGAGAGAATCCTCCGGGATGAAAAAGTTGAAAAAGATTCCACGTTCCATCATTCCCTACATTCAGATTGAAATTGAATCCATTAAAGATGACATTGATAAAAATCTCATCGTCGGATATATTGTATCAAAACTTGATCTTGTGGATTGGTATATTGAATTACTTGATACGGGATCAAATAAATACATTGTTCCTCACACAAGACTTTATCTTGTCAGCTTTAAGAAAGAACTTTTGAAGCTATATAAAATGGCAATGAATAAAGTCCCTTCAGATCGTACAAAAAACAAGATTCCATATCCAGAAGGTTACGAAGGATAAAAATAAAGGAGGGGGAATATTCCCCCTCCCCATTTTCTTAGCCGAAATACTTCTTGAAGAGGAAGTAGCCGCCGGCAGCAATTCCGATCGCTCCAATGCTGGCACCGCCAACAATGAGTCGCTTGCGATTGCGTCGCGCCTTAGCCTTGTCATACATTGTGTCGAAATCCTCTGCCGTGAGCATATGAAGCATGTACTTTGAAACATCTTCCTCGGTTCCCTTGTACTCGTCATAGGGAATGATGTTCTTGTACGCATACTCGCACTGCTCACAATACGGCGTGAAGATGACAGAATCCACATCCTTGATCATCTCCATGAGCTTTGCATGGGTTTCGTCACCCGCAATACCCCCGATATACGGAAGTGCAATGGAAAGTTCCCCGTTGTCGTTCTCGTCGACCTGCAGTCCGATGAGGTGATGCAGTACTTCCAGATTGAACAGGACCTTGAAGTCCTGAATCTGCTCTGGGCTCATTTGGCCTCGTGTGTACTTTGCGATGTGGGAATTTACCCACTTACGCAGTGAATCGACGTCGTTGATAAACTCTCTGCCATTGATCATTGTTATCTTCTCCTTTATGTATAGATACTAACATCTCATTACATAAAGAATATATAATTTCAATGTCCTAAAATCTGATTGATGGTATTCGTATAAGATATAATCGCTGATATATATTTAGGATCAGACTCTTGGAAACGTTTAATAATTCGAAGCATTTCTAGAACAGTCTCGGCAATTGTGATATATTTTCTTACAATTACCTGAATGCGATTTATCTGCTTAGGATGAATCGTCTCCAGATAATCGACCAGCTTTCGAACATACAAAATGCCACTATTTTCATTCATTTTCATTGCAACGTTGAAGTCTGAAATGATTTCATAAAATTTTTGCAATTCCAACGCATCCCGATATTCGATTGCGATGATACCGATAATCAGTTTATGTACATTTTCACCTTTGTCTTGGGCAATCGATTCCACAATATCTTGAATCCGTTGATGGCGTTTCGATTCTTTTTTTCGCGTATTATACAATTGCATCATATGCATTGCCTCGACCGGATTGTCAAATTTCATCAATGGAATAATATGAGCATCTGTTAGATCCAGCAATGTATAATGATTTCTCTCATCCGGTCCCGCGATTGCCACGGTTGGATATTTTGCATTCGGCTTAGGAATTTCATTATTTCCTAATACATATTTCCCTCGATCGATGATATGATATACAACATCAGGCGATTTTATAGGAATCGATTGATATTGTTCCCATGTAATATTCATGTGACGATAATGCCGTTCCGCCGTTTCGTAATTGTTATCTAGATCCAATCCTTTTGGTAGGATTTTAATCGACCCTAAATGATGAAAATCTTCCTTCAAGTCAAACATCTCCCTTAATGTAAGAATCTTATCGTATGCATGTTATAGTTGCGTACATCATGAAACAAACAGTTCTATCTATTGAAGAAAGTAGGAGTTATAATGGAAAATTTGGTAGATTTTTATAATGATCTAAAATCTCAGATGGATCCAAAGGCACAGGATACTGAGATTCAGAATCGTTCCAAAGAAGTATGGCGCAACAATATGGTGGCAAAGCGTGATAATCTCGTCGATAATTGTGCAAAGCGTATCATCGTTGATATTTATCATCACACGCTTCCTCTTGACGACCAGTACAAGGATTGCAATCCTGAAATGATTTCAGATGATGTTGGGAATATGCTTGATAAAAAGAACATGACGCCGATGCAGTATTTTAAATCGGCATATGATCAGACACATGCACCTCTCCTTGAATTTGTCATTCGTTCTCTTAATGAAATTGGTCGTCAATATCAAGAAGATGCGATGGAGGATCTTAAAGATAAAGAAGAGAAAGGTCTTCCGCTTACTGCCGTCGATCCCAATGAAGATAAAGTAGATTCACAACTTCTTGAAATCAAGAATGATTCCGAATATGAAGCATTCATGGATGCACTGAAGAAGAAGACCATTGACAAGATCGTTTCCGATGTATCATCTCTCATCGATGATAAGAAAGAATCTGGTGATATGGAATTCAATTCCGATGAATCTTCCGATGATACTGAGGAGCCTAAGCTTGAATCGGTTGTTGTGAATGCGGTCAACTATCTCGCACGCCAGAAGCTGATCACAGAAGCAGTTGGGGAAAAGAATAATTTCAATGGTGAAGATATTTCCGCAATCCCTGGTAGCGTTGAACGTGCACCACTTGGGATTACCGCATCATCGCTAGATGATATCGATCTTGCAAAGGTAAATCCCGGTGTTCTATCACTCGTTGATCGTAGTACCATTACAAAAGCAAACGATGGTGCATTGGTTTTCCCAACGAACCAGATTGGTGGTAAGCTGGCTGATATCATCAGTGGACTTCGTACCGTGTTTGCGAATACGATGGTGCATGTATATTCTAGTGATAAAGCTCGATATAATGATGTCGTCAGTGCAGTTGCGCTTGGGGTTCGGAGCGTTAAAGAAAATAACGGCTTTACATTCCTATATGAAGAGGGATATCCCCGTGTTGTGATTGATATGATTGGTATGATTGAGCATCCTGCCGATCCTGGATTAGAGGAACCTCTTTCTGCATATCTCAATACCGTTTGTGCGCAGTATAACCAAGATGCTGGAACCAAGTATGGTGTGAAAGTATTACATTGGACAAGAAATGATCCAGGCAAAGTATATCATGTCACTGCATTTGCATTTAATGAAGGCAATGAACAATATGTTGTGGATCTTCTCCAACAGGAACTTCCAAACGATGTCAACAAGAGCTGGATTCGTCGCATCATCGATAAGATTCTTGGACGTTCCAATCTTACACAGGATCAGCAGATTGGAACTGCAGTTCGTGAAGCGACGATGGTTGAACTGGAGCGTACATTCAATCAAATCAATGGTAAGAATTACAAAACATATCTGGAACATCTCAGTCATGGAAATGGGTATGTGATTCATCGATAAAAATATGATAGTAGAGAGGGGGATATTCCCCTCTCCTTTCTTTT